AGCACGAGCGGTTCGCCCAACTTCTCGCCAAGGGCAGAGCCCAGGCTGAAGCCTACGCCGAAGTCGGTTACGCGCCGAGCGAGCCTCATGCGTCGAGACTGGCAAGTTCAGGCAAGGTGGCGGCCCGCGTGGCTGAAATCCTTGACCACGGCGCCACCAGGGCCGCGATCACGCTTGAAAGCCACCTGAACGACTTGGCCGCCCTCAGGGACGCCGCCAGGCGCGCCAAGCAGTACAGCGCCGCGATCGCTGCCGAGATCGCCCGCGGTAAAGCCTCTGGCGTCCATGTCGAGAAGTCTGAGCAGATGGTGACCACGCGCGAACTACCGGCGTCGGTCGACGAGTTCGTGTGAGCCTCACCGCCACTCAGCGAGCTTTCGCCACTAGCCGCGAACCATTTCCGGCCTTCATCGGGGGCTTCGGCAGCGGCAAGACCGCGGCGGCGATCGCTCGAGCAATGGCCCTGAAGGCCCACTTCCGCGACTGCGACATCGCCTACTACTTGCCGACTTTCCCGCTGGTGGAGGACATCGCGCTTCGGCGCTTTCCCGAGTTGTGCGAGCGCAAGGGCTGGGCCTTCAAGGTCCGGGGCGGGAACAACCCGCAGATCGAGTTCCCCGGCGCCGGCCGGATCGTCTTCCGCACCATGGAGAACCCGCAGAGGATCGTCGGCTACGAGGTCGCCCACTCGATCGTCGACGAACTGGACACACTGCCGACTGAGAAGGCGCGCGAGGCCTGGAACAAGATCATCGCCCGCAACCGGCAGAAATGCGGGATGGGCAACACCGTGGCGGTCGCGACCACGCCCGAGGGATTCCGCTTCGTCTACGAACGCTGGGTGAAAGACAAGAAGCCTGGCTACGTCCTGTTCCATGCCAAGACCATGGACAACGCGGGCAACCTGCCAGACGGCTACATCGACAACCTGCGGGCCAGCTACCCCTCGAGCCTACTGTCCGCCTACCTCGATGGCGAGTTCGTCAACCTCACCGCCGGCAGCGTCTACGCCGAGTTCGACCGCCGCCTGAACGATAGCCGGGAGACGATCAAGCCGGACGAGCCGCTGCACGTCGGCATGGACTTCAACGTCGGCAAGATGGCCGCGGTCGTGTTCGTGCTCAGGGACGGCGATCCCCATGCGGTCGAAGAGTTGACCGGAATCCTCGACACGCCGGCGATGATCGTCTCGCTGAAGCAGCGCTTCCCAAATCGACGGCTAATGATCTACCCGGACGCCAGCGGCCAGGCGCGCAAGTCCAACAACGCCTCGGAGTCGGACCTGTCGCTGCTGCGGGCGGCGAACTTCCTGGTCCTGGCCAACCCGACCAACCCGGCCGTGAAGGACCGGGTCCTGTCGGTGAACCAGATGATCCACAACCAGGGTGCGCGGCGCTTGCGGGTGAACATCGACGGATGCCCTGCTTTGGTCGAGGGCTTCGAGAAGCAGGCCTACGCGAAGAACGGCGAGCCAGACAAGACGAGCGGCCTCGACCACGTGATCGACGCGGCGGGATACTTCGTCTGCCACAAGTTCCCGGTCGCGTCCCGCAGGGCCGTCATCACGCCGCTGAGGATGTAGGGAGCGCCATGGCCGCAGCCGTAAACGACCGCTCCGCCGCGGCGGAGGCGATGGCCGCCGACTGGCCGATGACCGAGGCCCTGATGAAGGGCACCCGCGCGATGCGGGCGGCCAAGGATACGATGCTGCCGAAGTTCCCGAGCGAGGAGCAGCCCAGCTACGACGCCAGGCTTGCGGCCGCGACCCTGTTCCCAGCGTTCCGGCGCACGGTGTCGGTGATGGCCGGCAAGCCGTTCGCCAAGGCCCTGACCCAGTCCGAAGACGCGCCGCCCGACATCATCGCCTGGTCCGACGACATCGACCGCGAGGGCATCAACCTCCACGCCTTCGCCGCCGAGATGCTGGCGGAGGCCCTGGCCCATGGACTCTGCGGCATCCTGGTCGAAGCGCCGAAGCCCATCGCCACCGGCCCGCGGCCGGTCACCAAGGCCGACGAGAAACAGGCCGGCGTCAGGCCGTACTTCGTCCGGGTCATGCACGGCCAGATCCTCGGCTGGCGGGTCGAGATCGTCGACGGCGCCCGCCAGCTGGGCCAATTGCGCATCTTGGAGAGCGTGACCCAACCTGACGGCGAGTTCGGCGAGAAGACGGTCGAGCGCGTCCGCGTGCTGGAGCCAGGAACCTGGCGGGTGTTCGAGAAGTCGGAGACGGTCGGAGCCGACGGCAAGCATCAGTGGATCGAGATCGAGAGCGGCGTCTCGGGCCTGCCGGTGATCCCGTTCGTGCCGCTGTACGGGCGCCGCATCGGGTTCATGCAGGGGGCTTCGCCGCTCCTCGACCTCGCCTTCCTCAACGTCAAGCACTGGCAGTCCCAGAGCGATCAGGACACTATCCTACACGTCGCTCGGGTGCCGATCCTGGCGATGATCGGGGCCGAGACCGAGACCACGCTGACCGTTGGGGCCGCCTCGGCGGTGAAGCTGCCCCAAGGGGCGGACCTGAAGTTCGTCGAGCACACCGGCAAGGCCATCGAGGCGGGAGCCAAGGCGCTCGCCGATCTTGAGCAACAGATGATCCAGGCCGGCGCCGAGCTGCTGGTCAAGAGGCCCGGCGACCGTTCGGCCACCGAATCCGCCAACGACGCCGAGGCCAACAAGTCCGATCTGCAGCGCATCGTGGAGGGGTTCGAGGACGCGCTCGACCAGGCGATGCAGTTCATGGCCGATTACGCGCGGCTGGGTAGCGGCGGCAGCGTGTCGCTGTTCAAGGACTTCGGCGCCGCAACGCTCAGCGAGGCGTCCGGCCAACTGGTCCTTTCCATGCAGACGTCGGGCTTGATCTCCAAGGAGACGGCCATTGCGGAGCTGAAGCGCCGCGGAGAGTTGGCGGCCGAGATCGACGCCGCGGACGAGGCGGACAAGGTCGAGGCCGAGGGTCCGGCGCTTGGGACGATGACCGACGACAAGACCGGGACGGCTGACGACGCCCTGGCCGCCTGATGGCCATCTCTCCCGAGCAGATTCACGACCTCGTCGTCAACCACAGGATCGCGCTCAACCGCTACAGCACCGGCGTCGTACGCAAGGTCGTCGCTCTGCTGAACCGCAGCGAGGCCAGCATCGTCGAGCGCCTGGCGCGCACCGGCAACGAGACGGTCGCCGGCCAACGGCTGGAGGAACTGCTCACCGAGCTCCGCGCCATCCAGCGCGACGGCTGGGTGCTGATCAAGGCGCGGTTGAACGGCGACGTGGACGAACTGGCGAAGGCCGAGGCGGAGTTCGCGGCCCGGCTTGTGGGAGCGCCCACCGGGATCGACGCGATGTTCTCGCCGCTTCCGACCGACCAGCAGATCATCGCCGCGGTGAAGTCCAGGCCATTCCAGGGCCGCGCCCTCGCCGGCTGGCTGGACGACACGGAGGAGCAGACCGCGGCGCGCGTCCGGGACACCATCCGGCAGGGCTTCGTCGAGGGGCGGACCACGGACCAGATCGTGCGGGCCCTGCGTGGGACCAAGGCCGCGCAGTACAAAGACGGCGTGATGGAGGTGTCGCGTCGCAGCGCTGAGGCCGTCGTCAGGACCGCCCTGACCCACACCAGCAACGTGGCGCAGCAGACGACCTTCGAGGCGATGGGCGTCACACACCTGATCTGGACGTCCACCCTCGACGGACGCACCTCTTTGGTTTGCGCGTCACGGTCGGAGAAGGTGTTCCCGATCAAATCGGGTCCGCGCCCGCCAGCGCATTGGAACTGCCGCAGCGTCATGCGCCCCAAGGTCAAGGAAATCCCAGGCGTGGCGCCGTTCAACCCGCCGAGCTATGCGGACTGGCTGAAGAGGCAGCCCGCCAGCGTTCAGGACGACATTCTCGGCCCGACGCGGGGACGGCTCTACCGTTCTGGGAATGTGTCGATCGACCGTTTCGTAGACCGGGCGGGGCAGGTGATCGGCCTCGACGCCCTGCGCGCCCGGGACGCTTCCGCCTTCGCCGCGGCGGGCTTATAGTCATCGGGTGGGGAGCAAGCCGCCTTTTCTGGTCATCGACGGGACGCCACCGCCCGACACCCATCAGGAGCGGCTGAGAAAGCGCCTCCGCGCCCAGCCGAAGCCCGAACACCTGATCCGCTGTCGCCGCTGCACCGGCATCTCGGTCATAGAGACCAAGCTCGGCATGACCTTCCGCAACGGCAAGGCGGTCGGCGGCCAGAAGCAACTGATCTGCGCGATCTGCAGTCTGCAAGACGGCAGGCCGATCCAAATCTGATCTGCGGGGCCTCGGCTCCCTAACAGCGGATGCAGGGGCGCCGCTGAAAACGCCCGTTCCTGATCGTATCGCCAGCGTGCCGGGCCTCGTCGCCTTCGGGCGGTCATCGACTTGCGCTGAAGGCGGGAAGCCTCGGACCACACCACCAGCCGCCTCCTCACCGGGGCGGCTTTTCTCTGCCCGACAGCCCAGGAAAGGGCGGGGCGCACCGGGCGGGATCGCCCACCAGCTACCGGCGGATGCCGGAAGGACCCCACCATGAAGCTCAAGACGGTCGAAGTGAACGGCGTTACCTACGCTGAGGTGCAGGACGGAAAGCCGGTATTCGTCGGCGACGACGGCAAGGATATCGCGTTCGACGCGCCCGGGACCGCTGCGACCATCACCCGACTGAACGGCGAGGCCAAAGGCCACCGGGAGCGGGCGGAGAAGGCCGAGGCCAGCCTCAAAGCCTTCGAGGGCATCACCGACCCGGCCGCCGCCAAGAAGGCGATGGAGACCGTCGGCAATCTTGACGCCAAGAAGCTGATCGACGCCGGCGAGGTGGACAAGGTCAAGGCGGAGATCACCAAGAGCTTCCAGGCCCAACTCGACGCCGCGGAAGCCAAGGCCGCCAAGCTTGAGGGCGACCTCTACGGCGAGAAGATCGGCGGCGCGTTCGCCCGGTCGAAATTCGCCGAAGAGAAAATCGCCGTTCCGCGCCACATGCTCCAGAAGACCTACGGCGACGCCTTCAAGATCGAGGATGGCAAGGTCGTGGCCTACGACGGCCACGGCAACAAGATTTTCAGCCGCGCCAAGCCTGGCGAACTTGCCGACTTCGACGAAGCACTGGAGCTGCTCGTCTCGGCCGACCCCTACAAGGATCATATCCTCAAGGGCCAGACCGGCGCCGGCGGCGGAGCCGGGCAGGGCGACGCTGGCAAGGGTGGCGGCAAGACAATCACCAGGGCGGCGTTCACCGCGCTTGCCCCCGCAGAGCAGATGGCCAAGGCCCGCGAGGGCGTGACCGTCACCGACTAGGCCGCTCCAACGGCCTCAGAATGCGAGCCGAGACCTGGATGGGTGTCGGCGCACGGGTCGGATGACCCAACAAAACCGTCCCCGACATCCATCCCAGCTAAAGGAGGCCCACTGTGGCCAACACCCTGACGGGTCTCATCCCGACCATCTACAACGGCCTTGATGTCGTTTCGCGCGAGCTGATCGGCTTCATCCCCAATGTCACCCGCGACGCGAAGGCGGCGTCCGGCGCTGTTAACCAGACCGTCCGTTCGCCCGTTGTGCCGACGATTGCCGGCGAGAACATCACCGCCGGCAACACCCCGGCCGACTCCGGCGATCAGACGGTCGGCTACGTCGACCTGTCGATCACCAA